AGCGTATTCATCAAGCCCAGACCTGGGGTGCTCACGATTACTGGGATGCTTTACGTTGGATTACAGGTTGTGAAACTTTTTATCACATCCAAGATGTAGAACATTTTGTTTGGGAGCAAGGCATATTGTTTACTAAGTATGGTAAACAGCTTGTCGAAGACCTTGCTAAAGTAGTAGAATATAAGGAGTATGCATAATGGGTACTGCAGTTGGTTGTGCAATTTTCTTTATTTTATTAATTTTATTTACAGCTATTATAGAAGGAGTTAAATAATGTGGTATGTAGAAGGAATTTGGAATTGGAATACCGGTGAAAAAGAGCGGTATGAAGGATTAACAGAAGAACAGTCTCGTGCTGTTCACCAAACAATGTTTGCTTCTGGGTTTTCAATGATTCGTTCAGGAAAGATGAGCTAATGGGTATTGCAGTTAATTCTTCTAGGACAGATTCTTATATCGGAACATTTTCTAAAGAAAATAAAGATGATATGGAACAGTTAAATACTGTTAGAAAAATTGTGTCCAACTTAAATAAAGATTTAAGAATTGCAGGTAAAGATTACCAATTCTATGTTAAATGTCAAGGTCGTGGATCCAGACTGGGTAATCCTAAATATAATATGTGTCTTCCTCTTAGTGTCGCAGATAAAATGGATGCATACATCTATCGAAGATAAAATTTCCTTTTGTTTTTTTGGCATAACTTATATGGAGGTGTATTTCACCTCCATTTTTTTATATAAATAGTATGGTAAAATATAATTGGTTGGAAATCTAATGTCAAATGAACCCTCATTAAGCGATTTTTTTAAAGAGCTGGCTCTTGAAAAAGAAAAAGCTGAAGCAGAGAAAATAAGAATAGCTGAAGAAAAGGCTAATGAGCCTACATTTTCTGATTTCTTTAAACTTATTTCTGAAGAAAAAAATCAGAATATTAACTATGATGAAAAAAGATTAGAAGATGATTTAAAAGGTAAAGCTTTAGAAGTAGAGTTAACCGAGAAAGTTGAAAATATAAATGAAAACGCATTAAATGAGGATCTACTTTCTAATTTTAAAAAGTTAAGTGAAGCTCAATCTCATAAAAGAAGCGTAAGTGAAGCTCAGCTTGGTCTATTTGGTGGCGATACAGAAGAAAATAACGACGATCCACTAACACCACTTAATCAAGAATTTGTTACACATGAAGATTTAGCAAAGCATTATAAAACATTTATTCAAAGAGTGCAGCACCAAATGTCCACAATCGGTGGTGGTGGTGAAACTAAGTTAAGAAAATTAGATGATATTGATAGATCAACGATTGCAGATAATAAGTATTTAAAATATAATGCAGCTACGGGCAAATTTGTTTTTAGTACTGTATCATCAGCTGATCAGATAGCATCTCATATTGTTAGTACTACCCTTGTTACTACTGCTTCATATACAGCTTCAGTAGATGATCACTATATTGGAGTAAATTATTCTGGAACTTGTACTATCACTCTTCCTAGCGGAATAAGTAATGGTGAACAATTAGTTATAAAAGATGAGTCTGGTTCAGCAAGTATAAATCCAATTGTAGTGTCCGGTACAGTTGATAATGATGCTGGAGGATTTACACTTCAAATAAACAACGGATCAATTTCACTCATTTATAGAAACGGATGGAGAATCGTATGAGTTATCTTTTTGTCAATAACCAAGAAATTAAAAATGATTCTGGTAATCCTATTCCAATCACCGGTACTGTAACTAATACCGGAGGTGATATTGCAGTTTCAAACTTCCCAGTAACTCAAACAGTAGATGGTACGGTCGCATTAGATGCCTCATCTTTAGCTGCATTAGAAAATACTACAGTGGATATTAATAACTTCCCATCTGTTCAAACAGTCGATGGAACTATGTTCTTAGATAGTACAAATATTACAGCACTGCAATCCGTAACAGCTACAATATCTAATTTTCCAGCAACTCAAACTGTTGCAGGAACAGTTACTCTTGATGCTACTAGTTTGGCTGCTTTAGAAACAGTAAATGCTAATGTTACAGGTTCTGTTTCTTTAGATTCGGGTAGTCTAGTTTCACTAGAAAATGTTACAGTAAATGTTGGTTCTTCTGTTGAAATTAATAATGATACGGGTAATCCTATTCCGGTATCTGGAACAGTTGCTTTAGATTCTGATACAAAAGCTGCACTTGAAAATACTACAGTAAATGTTACGTTTCCTTCAACTCAAACAGTTGACGGAACTATTGCACTAGATGCCACATCTCTTGCAGCATTAGAAACTACCACAGTCGATACTATTACTAATCCAGTTGCAGTTACTGGAACTTTTTTCCAAGCAACTCAACCTATATCTGGTACGGTTACTGTTCAAGACGGCGGTAACATTTTAACAGTAGATGGTACGGTTGCGCTAGATACTGCATCTCTTGCAGCATTAGAAACTACCACAGTTGATACTATTACTAATCCAGTAACTATTCAAGACGGCGGTAATAGTATAACCGTTGATGGAACTGTTTCAGTAAACCAGCCAGTAGCAATTACAGATAATGATTCTTCTATAACCGTTGATGGTACGGTTGCATTAGATGCTTCATCTTTAGCGGCTCTTGAAACAGTTACAGTCAATACTATTACTAATCCTGTAACTATTCAAGACGGTGGTGGGACAATTACTGTAGATGGTATTATGACACCATATCTTATCGGTATTGCTCAAGGTCTTGTTTCAGGCACATCTTCGATTAATAAATTTGGTTATAGAGAATCAATTCCAAATTCTTATCAGACTATATGGGATGGCACTGCAGACTATGCTTATGCTGCTGCGGGCACAGTATTAGCTGTAGCTGATAATACAAGTTCTGATAATAATGGCACCGTTGAGATTCAAGGCTTAGATCAAAACTATGTTCCAATAACTGAAACATTAACAATTGGTGGTTCTGCTTCATCTAATCAGTTTCTTAGAGTGTTTAGAGCAAGAATGATTACTGCAAATACGGGATCTACAAATGTAGATGAGATTAGGATTAAGAGAGCAACTACAGATCTTGCAATTATATTAGCTGGCGCTGGACAAACTCTTATGTCTCTATATACGATTCCAGCAGGTAAAACTGGTTATCTTATTCGTTTACAAGGTAATGTAGATGCAAACAATGATGCTTTATTTAGACTCATATCAAGACCACTAAACGAATCTTTTAATGTAAAAGGTCAATTCGGAGTATTTGCTTCTGGGTTTACAGTTGAATATCCTATTCCATTAGTATTTACTGAAAAAACTGATTTACAAGTTGTTGCAAAATCTCAAAATAATGTTGGTGGTGGTGCAACCTTTGATCTTATTTTAAAGGATAACTAATGTTAAAATTTAAGAGTTTCATATCCGAAGGGGTCAAACTTAAACTTATCCGTAATAAAAATATGGATGTTATGAAGATGTGGAATAAAGGTGATCAGAAATGGGTAGAATTAAGAGGTAAGAGTGGATTTGAAACAAAATATGATCCAAAAGATCCTTTACATAAAGCAATTACAGCATTAGGCAAATCGGCAAGTATATCAGATTTTATGAACGGTAGTGAAGTAAGTATTAATCCAAATCACCCTGATGGTAAAAAAGCATTGGCAGCAATAAAGAAGTTGATGAAATGATAAGTTTTAAGCAAACTATAACTGAACAAAAAAATACACACATGACTCATATCGAAGATAGGGTAATCTATGGTGGAGTAAAAGGCACACGTGAAGCAATCTTTGCTCTTAGAGATTTAAGAGATATGCTTGGTGGAACCAAGAAAGGAAATGTAAGTGTTAAATGGGATGGCGCTCCTGCTGTTTTCGCTGGTATTGATCCGAGTGATAATAAATTTTTCGTTGCCAAAAAAGGCATATTCAACAAAAACCCTAAGGTCTATAAATCTACAGCTGACGTCGATGCTGATACTTCTGGTGATCTTGCTGATAAGCTCAAAGACGCACTTAAATATCTGCCTTCACTTGGAATCAAAGGTGTTGTCCAAGGAGATTTTTTATTCAGCAACGACGATTTGTCCACTCAAACTATAGATGGAAAAAAGTATGTCACTTTTCACCCTAATACAATTATTTATGCGGTCCCAGAAGGAACTGCAGCAGCCAAAGAAATCAGATCGGCAAAAATTGGAATCGTCTGGCATACTACATACACTGGCTCGTCTTTTGAAACGATGAAAGCAAGCTATGGTGTAGATATATCAAAGTTTAAAAAATCAAAATCTGTCTGGTCTCAAGATGCAATGTTAAGAGATATGACTAAAGTAACAATGTCAAAAAAGGATACGGAGGAAGTAAATGAACGTCTTTCGGAAATTGGGAAACTCTTTAACCAAATATCTAGTAGCACCCTTAAAGAAATTGAGTCCAACGACGAACTTTCGCAGACAATCGAAACCTACAATAACTCCTTTGTCAGGAAAGGCGAAATTATTAAAGACACTCGAAGACATGCCGACGGGCTCATCAAGTGGATCAAAGACAAATACGAAAAAGAAATCCTCAAACGCAAGTCAGAACGCGGCAAAGATGCGCAAGTTAAAAAGAGAGAGGAAATCTTAAAATTTTTCTCGGCATCTAATAAACAAAACTTAATAAAGGTCTTTGAATTACAGAAACTAATTGTTTTAGTAAAATTAAAACTTATAAATATACTTAATAATATTAAAAAGATCGATACATTTGTACAGACTACAAAGGGATTTAAGACGACAGGTCACGAAGGTTATGTAGCAATTGATAGACTTGGTGGTGATGCGGTAAAGATTGTTGATAGAATGGAATTTTCATACAACAACTTTTCGCCAAATATTTTAAAGGGATGGGATAAACCAGGAAGAAACTGATGTTAAAATTTAAAGATTTAATTACTGTAGATTACGCTCCCGGTGAGCCTGATGAAATCAAATATAGAAGACATAGAAAAAGAAGAACTGGATTAGACGGCGGTGTAGACGAGTCTCCAGATGAAGCTCTGTCTATGGCCCAAAGGTTAAAGAAAGCACGTGATTTTAAAAGAAATCGTGCTAAGATTGCTCTTGGTAAAAAAAGAGCTGCTCGACGTGTAGCGAGTAAAGAGGTTCTTCAAAAAAGAGCAAGAAGAGCTGCTCGTAATAAAATCTTACTAAAAATAACAAAAGATATTCCACGTGGAGAATTAACTATAGCACGTAAGGCTGAAATTGAGAAAAGACTTGATAAGCCTGAAATGAAAACACGTATTGATCGTTTGGCTAAGAAGATGTTTCCACTTATTCGTAAAGCAGAAATGCAGAGAAAAAGAGGCGGATCTTCTGAATGATTAATTCATTTTCCCAGTTTTTAGTAGAAGAAGAAAAGGTTGCTTATTTTGCCTTTGGTAGAATGAACCCTCCCACTATTGGACATGGTAAACTTTTGGACAAGCTAGCATCGGTGGCTGGTCGCAATCCATATAGGCTGTTTCTATCCCAATCGAATGATAAAAAAGATAACCCTGTTGAATATCTTGATAAAGTCAAACACGTTCGTAAAATGTTTCCCAAGCATGCACGTTATGTAATGATTAACAAGAAGGTTAAGACTCCATGGGATGCATTATCAGCATTGTATGATGAAGGGTTCCGTAAAGTAATCATGGTTGCAGGATCAGATAGAGTACAAGAGTATGATATTCGTCTAAACATGTACAATGGTAAAAAAGGCGCTTATGGTTTCTACAACTTTGAGAATGGTGTCAAGATTGTTTCTGCAGGACAAAGAGATCCAGATGCCAAGGGTGCGGAAGGTGCTTCTGGTACTAAGCAACGTGGATATGCAGCTGACAATGACTTCACTGGATTTTCTCAAGGTTTACCTGATAAAATGTCTAATACTGACGCAAAGAAACTTTTTAATGATATTAGAAAAGGTATGGGATTAAAAGAAGAAACAGAATTTAGAAATTCTATTCAACTAGAACCTATTTCTGATATAAGAGAAAAGTATATAAATGGTGAACTTTTTAATGAAGGCGATATGGTTGAGGTTAAAGAGTCCGGCGAAAAAGGCATTGTAATTTATAAAGGGTCCAATTATCTTATAGTTGAAAAAGAAGACGGCTCTGCAATGAGAAAATGGCTAGATTCAGTTAAAATGTATCAAGCTAAGAGTAAAGATTCTATGTATGATGATAAACCGGATTGGGGAACTGATGCTTCTAATAAGAAAGCAAGGTCTAAAACTCCAGGTCAGACTTCTGAAAAGACTACACAGCCACAAGACTCAGATATTAAAGATAGACCAGGTACTCAACCAAAAGGTTATTATGCCGGCATTAAAACAAAATCCACTAAACTTGCAAGAGCAAGACATTTTGCTAAACATGGTAAAAAAGCAGACGACGATAGAAGTGCTTATAAACCAGCACCAGGCGATGCTACAGCAAAAACAAAACCGAGTAAACACACTTTAAAGTTTAAACAAATGTATGGCGAAGATGCAATTAAAATTGCACAAGCTAAGATTGATAGAGAAAAAGAAACTGATAAACTTAAGCATGATAGAATGTTAGATCGCGCTAGATTAGCAAGAGCAAGAGCAAAGAATAGGGCAACAGAATGATTAAATTTAAAGCTTATATAAACGAAGACGCAACAGCAGGTCTTAAGAAAAAGGCAGAAAAATCTGGTATGCCTCTTGGTATACTAAGACAGGTTTATAATCGTGGAGTTGCTGCTTGGAAAACTGGACATAGACCTGGCACTACTCCAGAACAGTGGGGTTTTGCAAGAGTTAATTCATTTGTAACTAAATCATCAGGAACATGGGGCAAGGCAGACAAGGATCTGGCTGCAAAAGTAAGAGGATCAAAATGAAATCTATAGAAGAAAAATTAGCAGCAAATCAACTAGATAGACTGGCTAAACATTGGTCTGGTATGAAAGGTAAGAGAATCCAACCTACGGATGCTATTAAACTTTCTACTATGGTAGCAAAATTTGGTAAAGATGAGTTAGAGCAACTAGCTGCTAAAGATATACCATTTCTTTCTATGGCTGCTATAAACAATCTTATGATTAAACATGATTATAATGCAGCTAAAATAAAAAGTCTTATGAAAGAAGATACCGAACTTCTTTATGACCTTTATATGTTTGAAGATGTTGATGCAGGAGAGTATGACTATGAGGGCGATATGGCTAAGACCCAGCTTGTCACTATCTCAGATGCTGCTGAAGAACTGCATGATATGCTAGAAGACGATGAGAATATGCCTGAGTGGTGCCAAAATAAAATTACTAAGGCAATGGACTATCTTGATTCTGTAAGAGACTATATGCTTGCAAAAGATACTGGAGAAGAACCTGGTAATGAGAATCCAAATGAATCGGTAAAACTTGATGAAGTGGCTACTCCAGCAATGAAAAAAGCTGGTAATGAGCTTAGTTCTTATGCAAAGAAAAGTGGTGGCATAGATAAGGCTGACTTCATGAAAGCAGCAGATATGCTATCATCAGGTAAAGCTGGAATGCCTTTTATTAAATTCGTAAACGGTCAAGATACTGAAGTATTTGAAAAGATTATTACAGTTATGTCAAAGCATATGGGTAGGCAGACCGTTGAGAAAATGTTTAAAGTTAGAGTCCGTGAAGAAGTTGAACTAGACGAAAAGTTTGAACCAAAAACTGCTGGTATGAAAATTGCACATAAGAAACCACATCCTTCTGGAGGTCATTATGTTGTACTATCCAAACCAGGAGCAGGTCAACATGTTATTAGACATTTGAATAAAGGTAAGGTTAAAACTCTTGGTACTGTAGCATCTCTTGGTCTTGCAAAATCTTACATTGATGCAAAGGTTAAAGGAAAAGATCCAAAAGATTTAATTAAAAAAGAAGATGTAAATGAGTTAAATAAAGACACTTTACAAAAATATCATAAGAAAACTCAAGACTATATGAAAACCGCTCTGAAAAAAGATGATCCTAAAATGCTTAAGAAGTACGGAAAAAGACTTACTGGATCAGGTAGAGCAAATGATAGATTAAAGAAAATGGGTGAAGCCACTAATCCTTTGCAGAAAAGAGCAGATGCTAATAAAAAAGCAATAGATACCGGATTTATGAAACTTAGTAAATCCGATTATGAAAAAGAAAAGAAAAGATTATCGGGCGAAGGTGCAATGAAACGAATTGCAACAACGCAAAGTAATAAAGCTGAACGCATTGGTTCGGGTGGTAGCCAAGGTCTTAATACATTTAAAAAGAAACCACAAAATGAAAAGCTTGAAGTGGCAGATGGTATGGGTGCATGGATAGATGATTTTAAACAATCTGATGCTCCACAGTTTAAAGGTAAGAATGCAAAAGAACGTAGAGATATGGCTATAGCAGCATATCTTGATGCAAAAAAAGACAGTGAATAATATAGAAATTTTGGAGAACATTAATGCCAAGTAAAGCGTTTAAACTAGCAGAAGCAATGGTTAGTAACCCTGTTATGAGTGACATGGTTGAAAACCCTACTGCTACTCCAACACAAATTTCTGCAGTAGAAACTAAAACATCTGCTATAAGTGATACTGGTGTTATTAGCGTCAATACAAAAAATATTGTATCCAATAATGTTCTTACTCAATCTTTTGATTCTAATCAGGTTGTTGGATTTAATTTAACTGATAGTATCAATGCTGTTAGCCCGATTGTGTCCGTATTTAAAGAAGTTCCTCAAGCAGGATTTAGTTCAAAAGGTCAATGGGATGTTAATGCTAATGCCACTAATTACGAGTTCTTTGATGAAAAACCTATTTCCTATTCTTCTGCTAATTTAACTCCAAGCGCAACTGGAGATGGTACTTTTACAAACAGTGCCGCAAATACAACTTACTATGATGTAGCTAATGCCACGTACGATAATGTTTCAAATGCACAATACACGCAAGCAAATGGAGCTTATAGTACAATATTTAATAACAATGGTACTAAAGCGTATGCAACTGCACATAATAGTAGTGGAGATATATATCAATATAGTCTTTCCACAGCATATGATGTAAGTACTAATACATATGATAATAAAACATACTCTTTTAGTCAATTCACATACCCTACTGCCTCAAGATTTAACGGTGACGGAACTAAACTCTATACTGTGGCTTGGAATGGTTCAGCAAGTTCAAGTCGAATCTGGCAGTACTCTTTAAGTACTGCGTATGACATCAGTACAGCAAGCTACGATTCCGTAAATTTAAATTTGACAGCTCATAATTTTGCTTGGGGATTTACTTTTAATAATGATGGATCAAAAGTTTTTGTTTCAATAGTTGATGGCGGCGCGACTGGTGGTAGAATTGCAGAATATTCTCTATCAACCAATTATGATCTTAGCACTGCAGGAAGCCAAACACTGTATGTTCTATCCGGCACCGGCTGGGCAAACTATGGCATTGAATTTAATAATGACGGAACAAAACTATTTGTCAATAATAACGACGATGCGCCGACTAAAGGACCACATATATTTACTCTAAGTACCGCATATGATATTAGTACAGTAAGTTACACAAACACAAGCGCAGATGTAACTACTTTATTTGGAGGTACTACGGGCGCAGCTGATATAACTTTCAATAACAACGGCAGTAAGATGTATATAAGTGATAGTTTCAATGGTTATGTAAGACAGTTTTCAGTGTCTACTAGTACTGCATTTAACGAAGCAGACGTAGGTAAGAAAGTAGTCGGTAACTCTGGATCTGCTATTATTACAGCAACTTCTGGAACATATCAGTCAGTTACTGCTTTTGCAGACACTTCTGCTATTTCTTCATGGCAACTATTTGGTGCTGAAGGTAAAGCAGATGGTAGTGGTATTCAATTAAGTGGATTTTCTAATGCCTATAATTTAACTATTGCTTCTTACGATAACAAAAGTTATGCTACATCTCTCACTTCCGCGGCCGGTGTTGCATTTAGTTCTGATGGAACAAAAATGTATTTGAATGCTTTTAACACCGCCTCGGATCAATCCACAAATCAACACATTTGGCAATATAGTCTTTCCACTGCTTGGGATGTAACTACTGCATCATATGACAATGTATCTTTAAATACATCCGCACAAAATACTAGACAAAGAGATTTACGATTTAAACCTGACGGAACTGTATTATATATGGTAGGTAGTACTCCAGATGGTGTCTGGCAATATAATCTTTCCACGGCTTGGGATTTAAGCACAGCATCGTACTCTAATAAAACAATTAGTGTTGGAAGTCAAGACACTAACCCAGCTGGGTTGGCATTAAGTCCAGATGGAACAAAAGTTTATGTTGGAGGCTACAGTAGTAAAATAATCTTTCAATATAATCTTTCCACAGCTTGGGATTTGAACACTTCTTCATATTCAAACAATTCTTACAACAGGGCCCTGTCAAGTGATCCAGAAAGTACGGCCGCGATCGAATCTATTGAAATAAATTCTTCTGGAACAAAACTTTATATAGCGGTGTCCGCTTCACCAAGTGATGTTGTAATTGAATATGATTTACCATCTGATGGAAACATAAGTAATATTTCTTATTCGGATCATTACAGTCAGTGGACAACTTTAGGTGGGTCAGGGGTAGATTTGAAAGGGATCGCGTTTAGTAGTTCAGGTCATAAATTTTATACTTTTGGCGTCCCTGATTGTAAAGTGTATGAATTTTCAGCTGGATCAACATATATGCCATATTCCACATACTCCCCAGCTCTCACTAATTCTTCTACTGGTCAAATCAATTCATCAAGTTGGCAAGATATTAATTCTATGACAGCAGATGAAACTAAAAATGGTGGCGACATCTTCTATGCAGTATCTACTGACAACCGGACAAGCTGGGGTGTAGCTAAAGCCTCTGACGGTGTAAGAAAGATAGCAAAAAATAACTCTGGCACTTGGCAGTATAACAATGATGCTGGAACATCAACATCTACTTACTACAACTTAAGCAATGTTTCTTATGATAATAAAAAATATGTTGCAACACAATTAAGTGATCCTGAAGGAATTGCGTTTAAATCAGATGGTACTGCAATGTATATAACTGGTTACGGCAATAATACAGTATATCAATACACTTTATCTACAGCATGGGATGTTAGTACAGCTTCTTATGCAAATAAAAGTTTATCTGTAGCTTCTCAAAACGCTGCAGCTAGAGATATTCGCTTTAAGCCAGACGGAACAATAATGTATATTGTTGGAAGCTCTTCGCCGGATTCTGTTTACCAATACAATTTATCTACAGCTTGGGATGTTAGTACAGCTTCTTATGCAAATAAATCCATAAATGTTTCATCTCAAGATACTAATCCTGCAGGATTAGCGTTAAGCCCCGACGGTACTAAAGTTTACATTTGTGGTTATTGGAGCAAAACGATATTTCAATATAATTTATCTACAGCATGGGATTTAAGTACAAGTTCATACTCTAATAATAGCCTTTCTTTAGTTAATGATTTTAATTATAGTCTAAATTCAATTTCAATTAACCCTACCGGTACAAAAATATATATCTCAAATGATGCTGGTTATACTTCAAATGATATGGTTGCAGAATACAATTTACCCTCTGATGGAGATATAAGTAATTTAACCCATGTTACTAATCACGATTTTACGGGTTTAGTGTTTACACAAAATGTACTAGTAGGATCAACAAGACTTTCAGGCATATTTTTTAGCAGTGCAGGTGATAAGTTTTATAGTGTGGGTAATGTAGTTACGAATTCAACTGGTGGAAATGAAGCAACTGTTCAACAATTTTCAGCTGGAGGAACTACTATTGGATATGGCACATCTGAAACTTGGGTAAACGGTACAAACAATAACGAACATGCGACTCTCCAAGAAGCTCTTGGCGCTCAAGCATTCAATAGAATGGACAAGGCACAATTAGATGCCGTAGCTGATGGATATCATTTTAGCCAAGACAGTGCAGATACATTAGACTTAATGATTGCACCCTATGCAGCTTCAGGCAGTAGCCCCATTTCAGACGGCGTCACGATTAATTATAATGTAGAAGCTTTAGTAAGAGAAGCAATTCCAGGAACAGATTATGTTGCAGAATTTCCAAATAGTTCAACTATAAATATTAAGTCATTAGTAAACGCAAATATAAAAGTTAGGGCTCTATAATGAAACAGTTTAAAACATACAGAGAACAAGAGATTGATAATATTTGTGAAGAATGCAATCTTTATGAAGATTTAGAAATTACTGAAGCTGAATATCAAGGGCGCAAGGTTAAACTTAATGACCCTTCTCGTTCAAATGATGGTAAAAAGAAATTTTATGTTTATGTAAAAAATGAAAAAGGTAATATAGTAAAAGTAGGATTTGGCGATCCGAACATGGAAATTAAAAGAGACGATCCCGCTAGACGCAAATCATTTAGAGCAAGACATAATTGTGATAATCCTGGACCAAAATGGAAAGCAAGATATTGGAGCTGCTATCAATGGAGAGCAGGCGCTAAGGTAGACAATTAAGGAATATTAAATGAGTAAGGCCAGTTTATTTTCCAAGCTTGCTTCAGGCAATGGAAATTTAATACCAGATTCAGATGAACATCGCGATCTAGGATCAGCGAATAATAAGTGGAAGGATCTGTATCTTTCTGGTAGCTCACTTATTCTTGGTAATGTTACACTTAAGGATTCAGGCGGTATACCTAGTTTTGAAAATCTAGGCGGTTCTAAAGTTAAGCTTGATATGTCGGCTATGACCACAGCCGATCTTACTGAACACAATACTGCCAGATATTTTACAGAAACTAGAACAAGATCGTCTCTCAGTCTTTTAACTGGGGTAGCAAATTATGATTCTGCAACTGGTGGATTTACCATACCTACCACAACAGATCATGTAACAGAAGGTGCTAATCTTTATTATACAGATGCCCGAGCCGATACTAGAGCACAATTAAAAATAGATGCATTAGTTAATGCGGCGCCATCACAGCTTGACACTTTAGACGAATTAGCTGCTGCTCTTGGTGACGATTCTAATTTTGCTGGAACAGTATCTGCTTCAATCGGTGCTAATACTACACTAATTAATACTAAACTTGATACAGTTACAGATGTTACAGTTACAGTTGCTGGAGGAAAATTTGTTTTAGATGGGCAGTCACAGGCTACTTTACATCTTCAGCCAGGTAGAACTTACAAGTTTGATCAATCTAATTCATCTAATAGTTCTCATCCATTAAGATTTTCTACAACATCAGATGGAACACATAATAGCGGTTCTCAGTATACATCAGGAGTTACTATTTCAGGAACACCGGGTTTTGCCGGAGCTTATGTGCAGATAGTTGTTACTTTTGGAACACCAGCACTATTCTATTACTGTGCTAATCATTCCGGAATGGGCGCAGGCTCGGTTGCTGCAACTTCTAATATTTGGTCTAATATATCTGGCACACCAACAACTATTTCTGGTTACGGTATTACGGATGCATTTGATGGTGCTTATGGTTCTTTAACAGGAGTGCCTTCTACATTTACACCAGCTGCCCATAATCAGGCTTGGTCAACAATTACAGGTACACCAACAACTATTTCTGGTTACGGTATTACGGATGCATTTGACGGAGCATTCGGGTCTTTATCTAGTACTCCAACTACTATTTCTGGTTACGGTATTACGGATGCTCAATCTACACTGGTTTCTGGAACTAATATTAAAACAATAAATGGATCCACGCTACTCGGATCCGGTAATATTACAATATCTGGCGGATCTGGTAGTGGAACAGATTCGGCTACAGTTTCTGCAATTATAGTATCAGATGTTGATTCAGCATATGTTCAAGCTAGACAATCTGGAGGCGGTGCTGGAATATCTCTAACGGATCTATCTGTTACTACTACATCTGCTTCAGGCGGCGGTACTTTATCATATAATAGTTCAACCGGTGTATTTACATTTGCCCCTTCTACAAATTCGGGCGGCGGTGGATCTGGAACAGTTGATTCTGCTGATATTATATCAATTGTTGATTCCGCTTATGTCCAAGCAAGACAATTTGGTATTTCTACAAATATTATAGTAGATGGTGGTGTTGATACATTTAAATTTACTTCTGATTCTGGTCAATCGGTATTTACTGGAGCAGATAGTGCTGGAAATACTTTAGCTTTTGATCCTATAAATGTAAATGTTTATTTAAATGGTATTTTCTTACAAAAAGGTGCGGATTATACCACTACAGGAAATCACACTTTAATATTTAATCCTG